ATTTAGAGGAGCAACAACCGCTGGTGCAACAAATGCTGCCATTGAAGCATATCTTGTTTCTCAAAATGATTTTAAAGACCCATATGATATATTATATGCGATGAGTGCTGGTATTGTGCTTGGTGGTGGTGTGGGTGCATTGGGAAGAACAGATACAAGTGACCCCATGATAAAAGCACTGAGTAGAATGGCAACACACGCAGACAACGCACAAAAGATTGAAACAACAAATGCCATAAAAACAAACGTGTTAGATGGTGACCCAAATAATGAACTATCAGTTGGTGCTGCTGTAAATCCAGATTCATTGCCAAATCAGGTAAGAGAACTAACTTCGGATATAGATGATGTACTAGAAAAAGCAGGAGAGCCAGTTGAAGCAGCAGCTACAAAATTAGGACCAATACCACTTAGATTTGATATGGCTGGGTATTTGTTAAATAGTCCAAACAGGATAGCTAATTTTTTAGGAAGAATATTACCAGAAGACCCTGTTGGATTTAGAAAAGATAAAAACCTTGTTATACAAGAGTCAGCCGATATTTTAAAAACAAATTCTATGAAAGCATCGTTTGCACGTTTTTATCAAGTGTATGATACGGCTTATAAGGATTGGGCTAAAAGTCAGGGATATGGTCTTTTTAGAAGAACATTTAACTTACCTCGAAGAGAGTTTGGAGAACTTGTTGCAGATGCTATTGAAAACCCAGATTTGCCAGTAAGCGCACCAATAAGAACAGCCGCAAACAGACAAGCAGAAATACAAAGAGATTTACTAAGAGCAGCTAAAAAAGCAGGAGTTGAAGGGTTTGAAAATGTACCTGAAAATTTAAGTTATTTTACACATCTTTGGGATGATTTTAAATTTAGAGATGCAGCAGATAAATTTTCTACAGATTCGGTAATAAATCTTCTTACACGTTCTTTGATGAAAGGAACAGAAGATTTGCAAGAGGATGCGGCTAAAGAAATAGCAAAAGGAATGTACACAAAATTATCAAGAAGTGCTGCTGGTATGGATGCTGGTGCTGCTCGTTTGTTTAACGCAACTGATAGAGATGTTATGAGACAAATATTAATTGATGAAGAATTTATGTCTGCTGAACAAGCAGATAATTTGATGAATTTATTTTCACAAAAACCAGATGGTACACCAGCTAGAGCCAAACGTAGACTTCGTTTTGATATGAATCATGCAGAAACTGTTGTTAGAAAAAAAGGTGGTCAACAAGAAGTATTAAGAATCAAAGACTTACAAGACAGAGATGCAGAGCAAGTATTTACACGATATGCAGCAGAATTATCAGGTAGAAATGCACTTGCTACAGTAGGTATTAAATCAGAAAGAAGTTTTAATAAATTACTTGATAGAAATTTAGCAGAGGCAGCAGATAGAGAAGGAAATGCTGGAAGAGCAAGGGCAGAAAAAGATAATCTGGTCGCGCAAACTATCTTCAATATGATTATCAATAGACGTGCGCCATTGGCAGCCGATGCACAAGGAAACTATGCACGAATAGCTCGATTAGTACAGGATTATAATTTTACACGATTAATGAACCAAGTAGGTTTTGCACAAATAGCAGAACTTGGAAATGCTCTTGCAATCGGTGGTTTTAGAGGTGTTTTGCAATCTGTGCCATCTATAAAATCGATGTTAAAAAGAGCAAGAAACGGAGAAATAGAAGACCCAGTAATGAAAGACCTTGAAGGTATTATTGGTGTTGGTTCAGACAGATTGACTATGCAAGCCATGAATAAAGCAGATACAATAGGTGTTTTTAGTGAGGGCAGAGGAGATTTGATAGATAAAGCATTATTCGCTATGCAACCTCTCAAAAGAATTACGGCTGACATATCTGGAATGGCTCCAGTAACATTAGCCTTAGAAAGAATGGCAGCGAGAATAGCCGTACAAACATTAACAGATGTTGCATTTCGCAGTAGGAAACTTTCAAAAGCACGATTAGCAGGGCTAGGTTTGAGCGAAGAAATGTCAGAAAGAGTCTTTAATCAAATCAAAAAAAACGCAATAACACAGCCTTCAACATTGTTTAGAAACAGAAAAATAAAAGCCATAAATCTTGCACAATGGGATGACACAGAATCAAGAGATGCGTTTACAGTAGCGATTGCACGATGGACAAGAAGAAGCATACAACAAAATGATGTGGGTAATTTAAACTTATATATGACATCTACAATGGGTCAGATACTTACACAATTCCGCACATTTATGCTTGTGTCTCATGCAAAACAATTTTTACACAACATCAAAGCAAACGATTTCAAAGCATATTCTGCGATGATGTACTCATGTACTTTTGCTGGTTTATCTTATATGGCACAACAACAAGCAAATGCGATTGGAAGAGAAGACAAAGAAGAGTTTTTGAAAGAAAGATTATCGGTTGAATCCATTGCCAAAGCATCTTTTCAAAGAAGTTCTTGGGCTGCGTTGTTTCCTGGTCTTATTGATACAGGTGCTTCATTTTTTATTGATGACCCAATTTTTGCTTATAGAAGCACAGGTTTGGATACACAATTTATCACTGGAAACCCAACAGTGCAGTTAGTATCAAAGGGTCTTTCAAGCGCACAGGCTGTTTCTCGTTCAATAGTCAATCCAGATTTACAGTTTTCTCAAGGACAACAAAGAGCTTTAAATACAATCATACCATTTAACAACGCATTAGGAATAAAAAACGCATTAAACAAATTAGTAGACATGAGACCAGAAACAACACAGGTAGAGTAATACTTTATTGACCAATAAAAATAAGGTATAAGAAAGTAAGTAGGAGTAGATATGACAGTCAGTAGCACTACAACAAAAGTCAGCTATAGTGGTGATGGCACTACCTCTGCTTTTGCCTATAGCTTCAAAATATTTAATGATAGTGATTTAGTTGTTATTGTCAGAACAGATAGCACTGGTGCAGAAGTAACCAAAACTCTTAACACCGATTATCTTGTAAGCAATGCTGGTGAGTCTGATGGTGGCACAGTTACCTTTAAGTTTGATACAGGCAACTCTGGCGATAGTAACTATGATACAACAGACAGAAGACCACAAAGCGGTGAGACAGTTTTGTTAAAACGTGTAATGACACTTACGCAAAACACAGACTATACACCAAATGATAGTTTTCCAGCAGCAGCGCATGAAGAAGCACTGGATAAACTGACGTTTATTCAACAGCAACAGCAAGAAGAAATAGATAGAAGTTTTAAGTTTGCACAAACCGATACAGGCACAATAACCATTCCCACATCTACTGAAAGAGCCAGTAAATATCTTGGATTTGATAGCGGTGGTGATGTGATTGCGGTGTCTGGAACAGCCGATGTAACACCAATATCTACCTTTGCTGCTACGATTGTGGATGATACCAGCGCATCTGCGGTAAGAACAACACTCGGTCTAGGAAGTATTGCATTAACAAGCACTATTACAGCTTCTGAGCTTGCGATTACAGGCAACGGAACGGCTGGACAAACTGTTATATCAGATGGCGATGGTACATTTAGTTTTAGAGATGGTTTTTCTTCTGGAATGTTAGTTCCTTACGCTGGTACATCTGCTCCTACAGGGTTTTTGATGTGTGGTGGTCAAGCTGTTAGTCGTACAACATATTCTGATTTATTTGCGGTAATTGGAACAACTTATGGTTCTGGTGATGGTTCATCTACATTTAACTTGCCAGACTTACAGGGTCGTGTTGTTGCTGGTAAAGATGATATGTCTGGGTCAAGTGCAAACAGGCTTACTAATCCAACTAGCAATACAGTAGGTGGTATTGATGGCGATACGTTAGGTGCTACAGGTGGTTCTGAAACACATACACTCGTAGAAGCACAACTTGCAGCCCACACACATAATGTACTACATCAAACAACCGATACAAGCCCAGGTGGGGGTGGTACGGATGCTGACATTGTAAGAAGTGGTAGTAGTGAAAGAGCCACATCTTCTACAGGTAGCGATACACCACACAATAACGTGCAGCCAACAATTATTCTCAACTATATTATAAAGACATAGAACCATGACAGTTACAACAACGACAACGACAAATACATACACAGGCGATGGTACTACTACTGCGTTT